TGAGAGGTGAAATTAAATTGACCACAATCACATTCACATCATCTACAAGCACTGCTGGTATTGAAATAGAAGCAATACCAGAGTCAAATGATGTCCTTGCGTTGAAGGATATATACTTGGAACTAGATACTACTAAACTTAATGTAAGTGTGCTAGAAGATGTGATTACATCTGGTGAAAATACTTCAGCAACACAATATGCGGTCACATCAAGTTACGTAAACGGAAATTATACAAGATAAGATGTCGGAAATCAAAAGAGTAAAAATTCAATCTATTGTTGAATCACAAATTCCAGAATTTTTGAATGATGATTCACCACTTTTTAGAGAATTTTTAGAGCAATACTATATTTCTCAAGAACATCAAACTGGTGTTGTAGATTTAGCAGTCAATTTACAACAATATAAGAGTATTGATAATTTTAATACTGAAACATTTTATACTACAGCAGTTCCTTGTATCTTAACAAAAGATGTAACATCTTTTGATGATGTAATTGTAGTCAATCATACAATTGGATTTCCGCAAAAATATGGTTTATTGAAAATTGATGATGAAATTATTACATATACTGGTATTACTACAAATAGTTTTACTGGATGTATTCGTGGATTTAGTGGGATAGACAAACATTCAAATAATGATTCTTTTGTATTTTCATCTACTGATTCTACATCACATAGTGTTGATGGAACAGTAACGAATTTAAATTTATTATTCTTTAATGAAATATTTAAAAAGTTTAAAACTCAATTTTTACCTGGATTTGAGGATAGACAGTTTGTAACAGGATTAAATTTAAAAAATATTTTATCTAGAGCAAAAGATTTTTATATTTCAAAAGGAACTGATACTTCTTATAAAATTTTATTCAATGTTCTTTTTAGTAAAAATATTGAAGTTCTCAAACCACAAGATTATTTGTTGAGACCTTCTGATAATAATTATTTGATTACTAAGAATATTTTGGTCGAGCAGATAGTTAGAGATGAAACATTCAGAGTTAATGATTCTGTTTTAAGAAAACAATTAAAAGGAAAAACTATATTTGAAACTTTAAGTAATGGCAAAACTGCTAGTGCTGCTGTTTATAATGTAGAGTATAGACCAGTAGATGACCGAGATTTATATGAAATTTCTTTAGATTCCACTTCATTTGTATTTAATTTTGAACCAACTAAAAAAACAAATATTGCAGAGTCTGTTGTCGAAGGGTCTTCGTTTATTATAGTAGATTCTACAGTTGGATTTAATAAAAGTGGTTCTTTGTTTATAAAAACATCAAATTTAGCAAATCCAATAACTTTATCTTATACGGATAAAACTTTAACAGAATTTCTTGGAGTTTCTGGTGTTATTGCGGATTTAAACTTTGGAGAAGAATTAGTAGAGGAAAACTTTTTATATTCATATCTAGATGATGGAACTAAAGTTGAATTTAGATTAATTAATATTATTGATACTATTGATTATTCGCAAACATCTAGTTTAAGAGTTGGAGACAAAATACAACTTTCTTCATTCGGAATTGATTTGAATGATAGAAAAGAATTTAATTTTTGGAATTATAATATCCCATCATCTCATAAAATAAAATCTATTAATGGTAGTAGATTATATTTTTATGATAATTTAAATTTTATTATTGGAGATAGATTTGACTTATTAAATCCAGATGATGAAAATGATAATATTTTATCGGTAAGTGTAAAAGATTATGGTTTTAATGCTAATGGGTATTATGTTGATATTAATGAAACAAATTTAAATATAGCATCAAAAACTGAAATTAAAAAAACAATTAAAAAGGCAAGTAGTGCTTTAAATTATTTTTCATCAATTTCGATTTTACCAACAGGAGTGCAAAATACTTATGTTGACTATAATTTTGATAATTTTTATGTCACTTCTTCTGGTTTACCACATGACACAATTTATGCAACAGATAGAAAAACAAAAGTTACTAAAACCACAAATCCAAATTGGATTGATAGTGTAGGGATTACAAGTGTATTAAATTGTCCCAATCATAATTTTTACACTGGAGAAAAAATTTATTATAGCCCATCTTCTAATTCTGGAATTAAAACTTCTATCTACTTTTTGACAAAATATGATGAGAATAATATTAAACTTTCTTATAGTAATACTGACTTATATACCAAAACTTATATTAAATTTTCGAATGTAGGGAATGAAGATTCTTTTGTACAATTAAATTATCAAAATAAAACATTAGAACACCAAAAATTATTTAAAAAATTTAATTTAATTAAGAAAAACCAATTTTTCGATGACCCAGAAAAAAGAAATACAATCAATAAAAAAATAGGTATTTTAGCAGACGGAGTTGAACTATTTTCAACAACTATTTTTCAAGATAATATTTACTATGGAAAATTAGATTCAGTATTCATTGATGGTAAAGGTGAAGGATATGATGTAATTAATTTTTCTGGAATAAGTATTGAAGATAATTCTGGTTTCGGTGCCATTGCAAATGGATGTATAACAGGAAGTCTGAAGGAAGTAAAATTATTATCACCAGGAATTGGTTATCAATCAAAACCAAAAATTACTTTAACTGGTGGAAATGGTTCTGGTGCTGTATTGGAATCAAATTTAGTAAAAAAAAGAATTACTTCAAATTTTAAAGCAACTAGTATATACAGCAATAGTATTAATTTTTCACAAAATCACAATTTTGATAATTTTGAAGAAGTTTTTTATAATAAAAATTCAAATACTTCCATATCTCCCCTTATTAATGGTGCTTCATATTTTGTTGGTGTAACTAGCACAACACAAATAAAATTATATAATACAAAAAATGATTCCGTATCTGGAATCAATACTATTTCGATTAGTGGTATAGGTTATTCTGGAGTTCACAGTTTAACTACAGTAAATTCAAAAAATACAATAACAAAAATATATGTAAAGAATGGTGGTTCTGGATATTCAAATAGATTTGTAGCAGTTCCATCAATATTATCTGCAGATAATACTACTGTTGGCATCAATACTTTTGATAATTATATTTTTGCAAAAAATCATAATTTTAAAAATGAAGATTTAGTATTATACACAACATCAGACACTGTAATATCTGGTTTATCCACTCAGATTAATTATCATGTTACTGTAGTCGATGAAAATAAATTTAAATTATCAATTGCTGGAATTGCCACAAATATTTCTAGAGAAAACTATATTAATAAAAAATATGTAAATTTTAATTCTGTTGGAGTAGGAACTCATAAATTTTCATATCCACCAATTGAAATTAATGTCGATTCAATTAGTGGAATTACTACCACAATTATAAAACCATCATTAGACCCAATTGTTCTTGGATCTTTTGATAACATTTTTGTAGAAAATAATGGAAGTAATTATGGAACACCAGACATTATTAATTTTCACAGAAAACCATTGGTTACTGTAAGTAATTACACATCTAAAGCTTTATTGAAACCTATTATTTCTGATGGTTTAATTGTTGACGTTCAAATATTAAATGCGGGAAATGGTTATTCAAATGATATTGATATAGTCGTCACTAGTGAAAGTGGAAAATATGCTGAATTGCATCCAACCGTAGTAAATGGAAAAATAACTCAAGTTTCAGTTATTAATTCTGGGTTAAACTATGATAAAACAAATACATCATTAGACATAAAAAAAAGAGGTTCTGGTGCTAGATTTATAGGCAATGTTTTTGAATGGAAATTAAATCAAATTGAAAGAAATAAGTCAATTATAAATTTTGAAGATGAAGGTGTTATTGTACCAAGTGATAATGATGATTTTGGATTGCAATTTGTAAATTATTACCCATCTAAAAAATTAAGAAAAAATTTAAATAATTTTATCAATATAAATGGCACAGAAAATCCACCAAAAGGATCAACAAATCCATATCAAATTTTAGGATGGGCATATGATGGAAATCCTATTTTTGGTCCTTATGGCAAAATAAATGGACAAATTAAACAATTAAAATCGAGTTACAATAAAATTACTGAGTTTGAAGTATCAAATTTAGTTAATTTAAATTTGAGACCAAATTTTAATTCTGGATTCTTTGTTCAAGATTTTTATTACGATAAAGCAAAATCTAATGGTGATTTAGACAAATATAATGGGATGTTTATAGATAATGACGATTTCCCAAATATTAACTATGGATATTTTCTTAGCCTCGATGATGAAGGAAACCCAGAATATCCATATTTAATTGGTTCGGAGTTTAAAGATATTCCAATACAAGAAAATTTTGAACCTTCATTTAATCAAGAATTAGATTTTGATAATTTGGATATAGTAAGAAATACTGGACCATATTATTTAAATTCTTCATATGCATCTTATGATTTAATTAATAAAATTGAATCAAAATATAAACAAGAATTTATAGTAAAACAAATACAATCTTCTGGTATAAATTCCATATCAATTTATGATACAGGTCAAGATTACAAAACAGGAGATAATCTTGTCTTTGATAATTTAACCTCTGGGGGAACTGGGATATCTGCTGCAATATCAAGAGTTGAAGGAAAAGAAGTTTCAAATATTCAAATTGGAGTATCTACTTTTTCTGGTGTTACTTTTATCACAAAGGGAACTAGAGTAAAAGGAATTGCAAAAATACCTCATAATTTGATTACAAATGATGAAATTTTAGTTACTTCTATTTCTTCTAGTCCTTATAATTATATCCAAGGATTTAAAAAAGTATTAGTAAATCAAAAGACTGTTGGGTTAATAAATGATGTTCCAAATCAATCAACTACTGGTGTAACAACTCATATTAGTGTAAATGATATTTCTGGGTTTGAAGTTGATAACTTAATTAAAATTGGTACAGAAACTTTAAGAGTTATTGATATATCATCTTCTGAGTCAAAATTATTTGTAAATCGATATGAAAATTATGCTGGAATTCATACTGTAGGTATCGTTTCTGTGGCATTGCTTCCCAATACATTTACATTCAATGCCTCACAGTATGATGATACTATCATTGAAAACAAAACTATTTACTTCAATCCTACTAATACAATAGGAATAGGTACTAGTGGAACAAATTATTACAAACTTGTTGGTATTAAAACTGATTTTGGTTCATTTGATGCAGCAATAACCAATTATATTGGAATTAATACTATTGCATTACAAATTGGTGATTATGTTTCTGGAACTAATGTTTCTGCTGGAACAACTATTATAAGTGTTGGAATTGGAAGTATCCAAATTTCACCAAATCACAGTCTTGGTGGTGGGATATCTACCACTGTTGTTTCCATTCAAAGATCAATATATGACAAATTTGTTCCATCTCGTTCAATTTATTTACCAAATCACAAATATTATACAGGACAATCTTTAACTTATAATGTTGGATTGGGTGGAACTGGAATCATAGTATCAAATACTGGTGCAGGTTCTACATTTAGAATAAATCAAAACCAAACAGTATATGCGGTCAATTTAGGAAACGATTATATTGGATTATCCACTTTGGGATTCACAACAATCACAGGAATTGGAACAACAAATAATTCATTATACTTCTTTTCACCAACAACAAATATTGGACTAGCACATTCATTAACAACACAATATTCTAAAATTACTGGAACTTTTGAAAATTACTCTGTTATTGTTTCAACCGCACAAACTCACGGACTGGAAACAGACGATAAAATAAAATTTAATGTATATCCAAGTTTTTCCAATACAATAAAATTAAGATATGATTCCAAACTTAGAAAAATTACAACAGACAAAATTAACTTTAATGCTTCTTCGGTTGGTGTAAATACACAAACAAATGAAATTACTATAATTGATAATAAATTAAAAACTGGTGATAAAGTTGTTTATTATACTAATGGTAATACTGTTATTGGTGGATTGGATGATAATAAAACTTATTATATCCTAAAGCAAGACCCAGATAAAATAAAATTATCAAATTATCTGTATGATACAACTGTTGGAACTTGCATTAGTTTCACAAGTGTTGGTGTATCTACTCATAGTATAGCACTTATAAATCCATCAGTTAGTTTAACTAAAGGAGATTCATTAACTTTTGATTTGAGTGATGCTTCTGGGATGGATTTGAGATTATATAAAGATCCAAATTTTGTTAAAGAAATTGAAAGTTTTAAATATATTGACAATAATAATAGAAAATTAAATACTCAAACGACTGATGTTCCAAATGAAATATATTACAATTTAATACCATCAGAAAGTTCTTTTTCTGAATTATTCCAGATTTCTTCTGATACAGAAGTTATTGCAAATAATAGAATTAAAATAGTTCCTAGCACATTTAATAATGAATATCCAATTATAGGAATTGGAAGTACTGCATTTAAGTTTAATTTAAATACAAAACCAGAAAATACATTATACACAATTTCGAGTGGAGTATCTACTATTTTTTATGATACAAATTCCACGAATGCAACTGGTTCAATATCAAAAATAAAAGTTAATTTTGGTGGAAAAAGATATACAAAATTACCAAAAATTTCTTCAATTGAAACTATTTCTGGTAAAAATGCAATTCTAAAATCATCATCTTCTACAATAGGAAAAGTTAATCATTTAGAAAGAGTTAAAGATGGATTTAATTACCCAACTGACATCACATTAACACCATTTTTAAGTGCTCCAGCAATCGTTCAAATTAAAGATATTTTAAGAATTGATTATGTTGGCATAACAACTGGAGGGAAAGGATATAATACTGCACCATCACTTAAAGTTATTGGGAATGATAAGATAAAGTTATCTGCAGAATTGCAAAGTGGAAGTATTGTTGGAGTAAAAGTTGTTGAAAATACTAATGATTTGACAACACCATTGAGAATTGTACCTATAAACAATTCTAATGGATATGAGATTGATGATATTGTAGCAACAAATGATGGTTCTATAGTTACTTTAGAATTACTAAATGATAATCAATTGTATCCATTAATTACAACAGGATATGGAAAAACTGAAACTATATTCCCATTTGCTATTGGAGATGAAATTTTTATAGAAAAATGTAGGCAGCAAGATAAAACAAAAGATAATTTCAATTCAAAAGATTATGGATATAAGTTTTTTACTGTAACTGGAATAAGTTCAGAAAACTTTACTGTGACTTTTAGTATGACTGGTGTAAAGGATAATTTAAATCTCAATCAAGACAATCTTGAAGGCAATTATATCAATACTTATGGATATGGAGTTGTTATTAATAAAAAGGATATGCCAGAATTTGAGATGGTTCTCATTGATGATTTAAGTTATATTTCAGGTGAAAAAGTTACTGGATTTGATAATGTTGGAAATTCAGTATTTTCCGCAACCGTCATGGAAAATGGTTGGGATAACGATATTAACCAATTACGATTAATTGGTGCAAAAGGTGAATTGGAAGTTGGAAATAAACTAAAGGGTGAAAAATCATTATTAAATGGTACTGTTGAATTTGTTAATAAATTTAACTTAAAATCAACACTTGGAGTTATAAGAGACAAAGTTAATGATGCTGGAAATGAAATTGGATTTTTAAATAATTATCAACAAAGAATTTCTGATAATTCTTATTATCAGAAATTTTCATATTCAATTAAGGGTGAAATTCCTTATGATGTATGGAAAGAACCAGTTCGTTCTATTATTCATCCAGCAGGATTTAAAGAATTTTCTGATTTGGATGTAATTAGTTCTATTTCATATACTTCAACAAAAAATCTAAAGGTTGGAATTGCAAACTCTACATTAGATTTAGTTGTAAATATTGATAATTTGTCATCATTTTATAACCGAAATAATTTCTCATTAGTCACAGAAGATGAAGAAAGTTTATTTGAAGATGGGTCTATCGAAAGGGTAAATATTGGAGCAGCAGAAGCAAACGTTGCTGGTGTTGGTGTAATTGGACCTATTTTTGGACGAGCACTTAAACCATACATTCTGAGTAAAACAAATAAAGTTTTGTTGATGGATGATATAAGTGATAAATTTAATGGTTCAAATGAATATATTTCAATTGCGTCAACATCTGCATCATTTGATAGTTTTTATCCATATTATATAAATCTTACTACTGATAATTTAAATGTTGGTGATTATGTTGGATTTTCCACTTTACTTATTCCAGACAATACTGTTATTACTGAAATTGGTGTTGGAAGTGTAAGATTGAATCTTCCACATAAATTAAATCACGGAACCCAAACTTCTAATGTAAAAATTAGAAGAAGACTTCCTGGAAATTCTGTTGTTGGAATTAAATCTTTTAGTTTGACTAGTAAAGGAACACCTTTATTTTATCGTGAATTTAATAGTTCTTCCAATAGTGTTGTTAATATTGACAATGATATAATTAATCTTCCAAATCATAATTTCCAAACAGGTCAAAAGATATTATATTCTGGAACAATTTCGGAGTTTAACCCAACTGGAATAGCAAATACATCTGTGGAAAATACATTTGCTTATGGTATAAACAAAAAATTTGATGATACACTTTGGAATTCATTTGATTTGACTACAGTTACATTCGACTCAAATTAAAACATAAATAAACAAAAAGGCAGTCTATTAAATAATGGCGAAACTAGGAATATTTACTGGAACCTCACCAAATGATAGCACTGGAGATACTTTGTCTCAAGGTGCTATCAAGATTAATAGTAACTTTAGTGAAATTTATAGTGCCATTGGAGATGGAACAAATATAACAAATAGTATTGGATATGCAAGTACTGCTGGAATTGCAACCAATGTAATTGGTGGAATTGCTTCTGTTACTACTTTTAGTGCTTCTGGTATTTCCACAGTATCCTCAAGCAATCTTAAGATTAGAAATCCAGCAAATACTTTTGAGTATTCTATTACGGCATCTGCAATTACTGCAGATAGAACCATCACATTACCATTAATCACTGAGTCAGACACATTTGCAACTTTAGGTGTTACTCAAACTTTTACTGGTGCTAAAACATTTGGCAGTGCTGCATTTACATTATCTCAAACTACTCAAACTATTGATTTGGGAAGTACCCAAACAACAGGAACTTGGACTGCTGGTGGAACTAATCAAACTGGTTCAGTAACTCTTGGTATATCTACCAATTCCCAAACAGTTAATATTGCAACTGGTATTGGGTTATCTCAAACCACAAAGACAATAAACATTGGTACTGGTAGTAGTGGAATTACTAGAATTAACGTAGGTTCTGCAGCAACCACTGGAATCGGTACTTTTGTGATCAATCCTGGAATGAATGTTGGAATTGGATCAACAATTCCATTGTATACTCTTGATGTTTCTGGTGATATTCGTTCGACTGGAACAATTTATGGAAATGTATCTGGATCTATATCTGTTGCAACGACAGCAACAAATGTAATTGGTGGTATTGCTTCTGTTACTAACCTAACAGTATCTGGCATCACAACTCTTGGAATAGCAACAGCATCTCAACTTCAAGTTACTGGACTTTCTACATTCACAAATGGACCAGTATTAGTAGGAAGAGCAACAACAACGGGAACAGCAAATCAAGCACTTCAAGTAGAAAGTGGTGCTTATTTTAATGGTTCTATTGGTATAGGAACCACAAATCCATCAGAAAAATTATCAGTATATGGTGCTGTAGAATCATTATATGATACTGTTGGTGAAGGTGGGCAGTTTATTTTAAGAGGAAAAACTGGAACTCCTATTCGTTGGAATATTGATAATTATTCTGTTGGTGTTACTACCAATTTGTTTAGAATTTTCAAAGAAGATAATTCAACAGCAGGTGCTGGTGGTAGAGTATATGTTGGAATTACTACTATTGGTGAATTTATAATTGGTGATGGTGCTGGTGCTTTATTTCCAACAGGAACCGCAAATCAACAGTTTCAAGTTCAAAGTAGTGCTTATATACAAAATAATTTAGGAATTGGAACCACAAATCCAACATCTTCACTGTCTGTAGATGGTTCAACGGTAATTGGAACAGAAATATTAAATATGACTGGTTTATCCAGCACATTTACAACTGTTGGAAGTAATACTTTTACTGTTCCTGCTGGTGTAACAAAGATTTCTGCTGTATTGATTGGTGGTGGTGGAGCAGGTGGTGGTGGTTCTGCTGGTGGTAGTGGTTCTGGAGGTCAAGGAGGAGGAGGTGGAGGTCTAAGATATATTAATGATTTTCCAGTAACTCCAGGACAAACTCTGACTATTATTGTTGGTGCTGGTGGAAATGGAGGAACTGGTGTTGGTGAAAATGGTGGTGATAGTGAAATAGTAGGAGTTGCTACCGCATTTGGAGGAACAGGTGGTGCTGCAGATTATACAGGAACAGTTGGTACTGGTGGCACTGGAAGTATTATTGCTGGAAATATTGGTGGATCATCTGGTGGTAATGGTGGTACTGCAACATTAACAACTGGTGCTGGAGGTGGAGGTTCTGCTGGATATAGTGGCAATGGGGGATCTGGCGGAAATGGTTCAATAACTAATGGTGGAGTTGCTGGATCTGGTGGTGGAGCAGGTGGTGGTGGTGCCCCCACTGCATCTGGATCTGGTGGTGGTGGAGTTGGAGTATTAGGTCTAGGATCTTCTGGTTCATTATCAAATGGTGCAGGAAATGCTGGTTCTGGTGGATCAAATGGATCAACTGGAAATACAAATAATGGTGCTGCTGGTGGATTGTATGGAGGCGGTGGTGGTGGTGCTGATGGTAATGCTGGTTCAGTCACTAGTGGCGGAAATGGGGCACAAGGAATTGTGAGAATTGTATGGTCTCCAAGTTCTAAGTTTTCTAGATTATTCCCAACAAATCAGGTTGGAAACAATATAAATCAATAAAGGTATTAAAGAAAAATGGCAAACAACACAGGAACATTTTTTAATATTAATGATAATGACGGAATACCTTTAGTTGGTGTTTCTACTGATGGTAAAGTGATGATTAATCACCTTTATGGAAACTGTTTAATTGGTTCTACATCAGTGACAGGAACCTCATCACAACCTCTTCAAGTTACTGGTGGTGCTTATGTTTCCGATAGTGTTGGAATAGGAACCACAAATCCATCATCAAAACTTCAAGTTGTTGGTGGAGATATAAGAGTTGGCATTAATACATCTCAAGGTATTATTTTGACTTCAGCAAATGGAACCAAATATAGATTGATAGTAAGTGATGCTGGCACTTTAAGTACAGTTTTAGTTCCATAATATTTTCTATTTTTTAATACCCAATAAATATAAAAAGAAAAGAGTAGTTTTTCGTAATAATGCGAACAGTTCCAGGGTCAGGTGCAATTCTTCAACCAGAATTTGAAACAGAGTTTTATTCTGTCTCAAATATTGTTGTGGTTAATGGTGGTTCTGGATATGCTTCAACTGACCCACCAAAAATCACCATACAAGATACACAAACACCAGTAGTAGAAGGAGTTTTTTATCCTGTAATATCTGGTGGTTCCATTCAAAGTGTAAAAATAATTAATGCTGGATCTGGTTATTATCCAATAACAACTGAATCGCAAACAAAAATTGGCATTGAAACATCATCTTTAGTTGAACCGCAATTTGTGACTAAGGAATATAATGGCGGAATTATAATGGATGTTAGTGGTGGTATTGGAAGTGCAATATTTGAAAATGGTTATAATGTAGCAATTAGCACAACAATCACTGGAATTTCAACTTTAATCCCATATGCATCAAGTCGCATTTATGGATTTGGAAATCCAATTCCTGCAGATACAGTTTCTGGCATTGGAACTGGTGCAAAATTTGAAGTTTGGATTACTTATGATGGTTCAGCAACTGGTAACCCAATTTCAACATCAATTATTTTAAAAGATGGTGGAAGAGGATATGGAATAGGAAATACAGTTTCAATTGCTGGAACTTATCTTGGTGGAACAAATCCAACCAATACGTTATCATTTAATGTATCTAAAGTTTCTAGTACAGCAATAGTATCAGCAGCAAATTCATCATATACTGGTATCGCTGGCACTACAATAGTTGGTGTTGGTTCTGGTGCAACATTTAATATATCAAGAGATTCCGCAGGAAAAATTAGTTCAGTTGAAGTTGCGAGTGGTGGAAGAAATTATTCAATAGGAGTTGTTGGTGTTGGTACATCATTCACGTCTTCAACTCCTACTGATATTATAAGTATTGCTGGAACATATATTGGTGGTTCTACTCCAGAAGACAATTTATTTGTTTCCCCAACAGTTCTTGGAACTGACATTCTTCCAAATATTTTGTATGTTGATAAAATAGATGATAATAATTTTAAAGTATCTGGACTATCAACTTCTTCTTATTTGAATTTTGTAAATTATGGTATTGGTTCTAATTCATTTACTTATCCTGAACCAAATTCGAGTGCTATAATTACAATTGATAATATTATTCAATCACCATTATATAGAAGAGGAATTACATTATATTTAAACGCTCCGATTGGGATTGGAAATACAATTTATTTAAACTCTGGAATTTCTTCATTGACATCTTTAGATGTTTTGATGGTTAATTCCGAATTAATGAAAATAAGATCTATTGGAATTGGTTCCACAAATAGTGTTATTGTAGATAGAGCATATTATGGAACAGTTTCTGCATCCCATACTGTTGGATCAGCAGTTACTGTAATGAGAGGTGATTTTAATATTGTTAAGGATACAATTTATTTTACCGATCCACCATACGGAAAAATAGGACCAGAAGGATTATCAACAAGTTCATATTTTCAAGGAAGAATTTTTTCAAGAAGATTTGATCCAGGAAATACATCAGATAAAAACTTAATTATTGATGACATTTCCAGAGATTTTACTGGAAAGGCAACAATAGTAGGAATTAAAACAGGAACTCTAAATTCTTCAAATAAAAATATAATTAGTGGAATCGATACATCATCTTTAAGTTTGGGAGATGTTTTAAATTTACAATATACCGAAAATCAATATATTATAAGAAATACAGTTATACAATCCATAGGTATTGAGTCAATTACAATTGCACCAAACCATAATGTAAATATTGGAATTGCTACAACAACATTCAATATTACAAGATTAAATTTTGTATTAAAATCAAATGGTGAAAATATATCTGGACTATATTCTGATACTAATAGCTCTTCAAGTATAAACAATAATCCATTCATTCTATTGAATAATATTTCTCAAGTATCGGATGGTGATTTCATTATTGATACTGAAGGAAATAATACTATTAAGTTTGTGAGTGGTGTTCCAAATGCTGGAAAAATTGTTAGAGTTGCAATTAGTACTGGATATGGTTATCAGCCACTCGTAGGTGCTTCTGCAACAGTTTCTGTGTCTGCTGCTGGTACAATATCAAATATTTACTTAACTGGTGCTGGAAGTGGGTATAGAACTGCTCCAATAATTAGTGTTGCTTCTACAATTGGTAGTGGTGCTACAATTACTGCTTCAATTGGATCTGGGGGAACAATAACTTCATTAAGCATTACGAATCCAGGTTCTGGATATACAACTGCAGCAAAACCAAGCATCGAAATACCAATTCCACCAAATTATAGCAATCTTGGTGTTGCTTATACTGGTGGTTCTAGTGGTGTTGGTGAAGGAGCAAAGGTTTCTGTCATTGTAAGTAATGGTTCTAGTATTACTGGATTTAATTTAGATGATCCTGGATATGGTTACAAAGTTGGGGAAATATTAACAGTTGTTGGTGTTACCACAAATCCATTGGTTGGAGTGGGATTTAGTGAATTTAGAATGACTATTTTAGAAACATTCACAGATAAATTTGGTGGATTTTATCCAGGTCAATTTGTTAGAATTAATAGTCTTACACCAAATTTTACTGGAAAAAAACGTAAATTTTTACTGACCGTTACAACTTTTGGTGTAACAGATACTTTTTCAGTAAGAGCAGATCCAAATTCGGATTTAAAAGTTACAAATAACTTTTTTGTTTTTATAAATGATATTTTACAAAAACCAGAGGAATCTTATAAAATAATTGGTTCACAAATAATTTTCAGTGAGGCACCAAAACCAAATTCAAAATGTTTAATTTTATATTATAGAGGATCTGATTTAGATGTAGATCAAGTTGATCCACCAAGAACAATTAAAGAGGGGGATTCAATTCAAATTGGAGAAAATATATTAGATTTATATGATAGAGAACAGTTTGAACGTGTTGTTAAAAAAATTGTTTCTGAAGATGCATTTGATACATTTCCTTACGATAGCATTGGTATCAATATCGATCCAAACAAAGCAAGACCTATTAGTTGGACTAAACAGACAAGAGACAAAATTATAAATGGGGTTTTATATACAAAAGGAAGACCAGATTTAAAATCAAGAAATGTACCGACAACAAGAATAATCAAATCAGTATCAAAAAACGATATAACGATATATGTAAATAATGCTTTTCCATTATTTGTGGAAGATATTGGAAGAGGACTGACAGAGGAATTGAGAGATATTATTGTTCTTGATAATAATATAATTGATTCTGCATCTGGAATTGCAAATGTTTCTGCTGCTTCAACTGTTTCAAGTATTACAATTGAAAATTCTGGTTCTGGATATAAGGTTACAAATCCAACAGTTGCAATTTCATCATCATTTGTAACAAAAAAAGATCCAATTTATAATTGGAAAGGAACTTCTGGCATAAGTACGAATTATGAAATAAAGTCAATAATTTATGGAAATATTTTTGTTGGTGTTGGTTCAAGTAGTCTTTTGATTAAAGGTGTGGATGGAATTTCTTGGTCGAATAGTAGTATTGGATATGGAAACACAATATCATTTAATTCTGTTGCATTTGCAGGAACAAATACTTATGTTGCTGTAGGACAAACTGGAAAAATTGTAACGGCAACTGGTATTGTAACAACATTGACATCTTCTTGGACGGAGTGCAAATTGACCAATCAAACTATTAACTTTGTAAGTAATGTTGCTACTAATATTCCTAGCACATATACAGGTGAGTTTAAAGATATTGCATATTCGTCATCCAAAAATACCTTTGTTGCTGTTGGTGCAGTTGGCACAGGAACATCTATTCCAATTTTTACAGCTGTTGGAATTGGAACCACAGAATTTTTTGAAAAAAATAAAACAAACACAACAAATCTAAATTCAATAACAAATAATGATAGCATTTTTGTTACAGTTGGTGATAGTGGAACAATTTATTATTCATTTGATACAGAAACTTGGTCTATTGTTGGTGATTCATTAAAACCAACTACGCAAAATTTGAATAAAGTTATATGGGATGGGACAAAATTTGTTGCAGTCGGAAATAATGCAACAATTATAACATCTCAAAATGGAATAACTTGGGGATTACAGAATACAAATATCACAAATAATTTTACAAATATAAACTATTATGATAGTGTTTATGCTGCATTAGATGATAATGGAGATTTATATTATTCATTAGATTTATCAAATTGGGAAAAAAGAACAACAAATCAATCAAATGCAATTAAAGATTTAATTTTTGTTCCATCATTAAGTTATGAAGGAAGATACGTTATAGTTGGTTCTGCTGCGACAATTATGTATTCAGAACCAGTTTACAATTGGGCAACAGCAACTTCTTCGACTACTAATGGTATTGTAACTTCAGTAACAATTACAAATGGTGGATTTGGTTATACGCAAACAAATATTCCTCCTGTTATTTTTGAAAGTGAAAAACCAAATAGAGAAAAGGTATATTCAATAAAAGCAAAAGGTGATTTTGGCACAATAATTGGTATTAACACTATAGGAATTGGATTGTCTTCTTTAGAATTTAAATTAAAGTCAGAAACTTATGATAATACTACTCTTGGTATTGGTTATTCCGCACTTAATACATTTGGTGTAACATATAGTCAGTTGGAACAAGGTGATTATTTTGTGATTTATGATAGCAACGTAACTTCTGGATATGCTTTAACAGGAATAACAACTACCACTGGAATTAAAGTTGGAACAGCAACTTCATTTATTGATGGTCTCTACAGAGTAGAAAATGTTACAACTCCATCATCTGGAATAGTAACTGTAAGATGTGATTTTGTTCCTGTTCCAAATGGTGTAGATAAAGCAATAAATCTTGGAATTAATACAACTGGATTCTATGGAAGATATACCTGGAGTAAAATATATGATTATCAAAATAGAGCAAGAGAAAATCCAAAAGATTTTATTGTAAATACTAACAATGGATTAACTGGATTGTCCACAGCAGCAGAAGTTTATAGAACTCGTGGTTTAATTTAGTAATAAATAGAAAAAAAAGTATACGATTAAAATGTCTGCAATTATATCAGATCAATTTAGGATAATGAATGCTGAGACTTTCATAAAAAGTCTTATTGGTGTTGGGGATACGGCAAACACTTATTATACTTTTATCGGGCAACCAAATGCGTTAAATTCTCAGGCAAATGGTTCGGCATCTTGGGGTGATGGGTTGCCTCCATTGGATGGTTTTAAAGAAGAAAATGAAATAAAAGAAACCATCATTTCTATGAAAAAAGTCACTCAAAGTGATGTGAGAAGAATGGTTAGAAAAAATACTTGGCAAAGTGGGTCTACTTATGAAATGTATAGACATGATTATACAATCTATAACTTATCATCAGTTACAAATTCCTCATCTTTGTATGATGCAAATTATTATGTAATTAATGATGATTTGAGAGTTTATATTTGCTTGCAAAATGGTGCAGACCCAGAAAATCCAAGGGGGAAACCATCTGTAGATAAACCAGAATTTGTAGATTTGGAACCAAGACCTGCTGGAACAAGTGGAGATGGTTATATTTGGAAATACCTTTATACTATCAAACCATCAGAAATTGTAAAATTTGATTCTATTGAATTCATTCCTGTTCCTGAAGATTGGGGAACAGTTGGTGAAAGTATTTCGACAAAAAATAATGCAATTGATGGGAAAATTCAAATCATAACTATAAAAAATAGAGGTTCTGGATATTCTCCGATTTCAAAAACATTTACAAATATTCCAATTCTTGGTGATGGGTCTGGGGGAAAAGCAACGATTATAATTGATTCTTTTGGAAAAGTTTCAGATGCTTATGTGTCTGATGGTGGAACTGGTTATACTAAAGGAATTATTCAATTTGAACCAGGAGCACCAGGAATCCCAGATGAATTAACAAATACTGGAACAATTGCTAGTTTTGATGTGATTATTCCTCCAAAGGGAGGTCATGGATATGACATTTATAGAGAACTTGGTGCTTATAGAGTTTTAGTTTATTCTCGTTATAATACTGATGAGACAAATCCTGATACTATTATTGGAAATGATTTTGCTAGAATTGGAATCATCAAAAATCCAACAAAAGTGACTAGCACCACCGAACCATTAGATATTGCAGAAGTAAGTGGTCTGAAGGCATTGAAATTGACTGGTGCTGCTACGACATTAACAACTTATGCTGTCGATTCAACCATCACTCAAACAATTAGCACTGGAACTGTTGCAATTGGATTTGTTGCTTCGTGGGACAATGTAACAGGGGTCTTAAAGTATTATCAACCAGTTGGATTGGCAACAGTTGGTGTTGGATATAAAATTAATGATTTTAGTTCTACTGGTTCATCTTTAGTTGTAAATGGTGCTGCTTCTGGAACACCATTGAGTATTGATACTTCTTTTACTGGTATTAGTACTGTAATAAATAATAGGACATATCAACTGGGAAGCAACTTTGTTGCTGGTATTGCATCTGCAGAATATAATAAAAAGTCTGGTGAAATCATTTATATTGATAACAGACCACCGATACCAAGATCAGCAAGTCAAAAAGAAGATATTAAAATCGTTTTGGAGTTCTAAAGAAAAATGCCACAGAATACTAACCTAAACGTATCTCCATACTTTGATGACTTTGATGCACAAAAAGGTTATCAAAGAGTTTTATTCAAACCAGGAACTCCAATTCAAGCAAGAGAGTTAACAACTCTTCAATCGATTTTACAAAATCAAGTTGAAAAGTTTGGAAACCACTTCTTTAAAGAAGGTTCCATGGTCATTCCAGGTCAAATTGGATATGACTCGGAATATAGTTATGTGCAAATTGACGACACACATTTGGGAATTCCAGTATCAGCATATATTGATAACTTTGTAGGCAAAAGCATAAAAGGGGAAACAAGCGGTGTTACTGCAGTAGTAGAAAATTATATTACAAATACAGAATCAGAAAAAAATAATTATACATTATATGTAAAATATAAGAGTTCTAGTGATACAAATTTTACAAATAAAACTTTTGTTGATGGTGAAAATCTAATCTCATTAGAAGATGTGGATTACACACTATCTTCAATTAGAGCAACTACATCCTTTGCAACTTCTATTATTTCTGGTTCTGTTGGAAAAGGATCTGCTGCAAAAATTGAAGCAGGTGTATATTTTATTCGTGGATTTTTTATTACTGTTCCAAAGCAAGTAGCAATTTTAGATCAATACACAAATACCCCAACATATCGTGTTGGTCTTTTAATTAATGAAGAAATTGCAGTAGCATCAAATAATTATAATGATTTGTTTGATAATGCTCAAGGATTTTCAAATTATGCTGCACCTGGTGCAGACAGATTTAAAATATCTACAACTTTAATTAAAAAGGAAATTGATGATTTTAACGATCAAGATTTTGTAGAATTGATGCGAATTGAGAATGGTGGATTAACTAAATTTGTAGATAAAACTGATTATAATTTAATTAGAGACGAATTAGCAAGAAGAACTTATGATGAATCTGGTGATTATTATGTAAAACCTTTTGATATTCAAATAAAAGAATCACTAAATGATAGAATTGGAAATAATGGAATTTATTATTCAAGTCAAAAAACTAAACAAGGAAATACTCCATCAAAAGATCTTTCGTGTATTTCAATAAGTCCAGGAAAAGCATATGTTCGTGGATATGAGATTGAAACAATCAGTAATACTATTGTAGATATAGAAAAACCAAGAACAACAGAAAGAGCAGAGAATGTATCAATCCCATTTAATGTTGGGAGACAAATATTATTAAATAATGTTTATGGTTCTATTAGTGTTGGTATAACAACACAAGTAAGTCTTTATGATACCAGAACAGCAACACCAGGTTCTTCATCTGGAACAAAAATTGGAGTTGCTAGATTATATGACTTAAAGTTAAAAAATACAGCATACTCAAATGCTTCAACTCAATTCGAGAGTTCCCTTTATGATATTCAAACTTATACAACACTAACAATCAATACTGCGTTAACGCAAACTGCTCCAGCATATATTCAAGGAAAAAATAGTGGAGCTAAAGGTTATTTAGTTAGTAATGTATCATCATCTACTTCGTTAACATTATACCAAGTTTCTGGTTCATTTATAGCAAATGAGCAGATTAAAATTAATGGTTTGGATGTTTCTCGAACAATCACATCAGTAAAAGATTATTCTTTATCTGATGTTCATCAGTTATATTCTCCTGGGTTTACTGCTGATCCAATTTTATCAAAAACATTGTCTGTTGCAGAACCAGGAACTCAATTTACTATTACATCTGGTGGAACAGTAACAACTTCAAATCAAAACTTTTATGTTGGAATCAATGTAGGTGATATTGTATCATACACAAAGCAAGGAGAAAGTATACCTACTTACAATAAAGTTTCTGTTGTTAGTGGATCTTCAAAATCTTTAACTGTTGTAGCAAGTACTTCTGTTTCTGGTGTTTGTTCTGGTTCTCTTCCAGGTTCAAATATTACTGTAAATGACTTCAAAATAGTATCTTTGGATGTTTTGAATACAAAAAATGCTTTTTTATATGCACGTTTAAATAACTCAAAAGTTTCAAATTTAGATTTAACTGGTTCTGATATTACATTCAAAAAATCTTATAGTATTACTGCTGGTGAATTTAGTGATGGTGCTTGGAGTGCGACATTAGAAACAGACACATCATTGACATTTGAACCATTTGATGAAGAAGATTATAATTTAACTTTTGCTGATGGAACCGTAGCAATACTAGACAATCAAAAACTAGTTCCGAGTGGAAGAACTATATCTGTTCAAAATATTACTGCGAATTCAGGTGCAGCTATATTAACTGCAACTCTTAAAAAAATAAATACAAAAACTCGTAAAAAGATATACAATAGATGTTCTAGTTTAACAATCAACAAAACTTCTTCTGGTATTTCCACATCTATAAGTGGTTTAACGACTAGTACTGTTTATGGTTTGAGAGTTGAAGATGAAGAGATTTCATTAAATGTTCCAGACGTAGAATCAGTTATTGGTATTTTTGAATCATCTTCTTCCTCGTCTCCAACATTACCATCAATCACAATAATTGGATTAAATTCAAATATTTTAAATTCAATCAAAGGGGAAAGAATAGTTGGTAAAGATACTGGAGCAGTTGCAAGTTTAGTATCAAATGATGGAACAAATGAAGTAAAATTTGTTTATCTAAATGAAAATATTTTTTCTGTTGGAGAAACTATTACTTTTGAAGAATCTCAAATTTCTGGAACTGTTGACTCAATTCAAGTTGGTGATAAAAATATTAGAACTAACTTTATTTTAGATGAAGGTCAAAGATCGGAATATCTTGATTTCTCAAGACTTATTAGAAAACCACAAGTTTCTGCTCCAACAAAACAAATTACAATTATCTATAATAATTACACAATAGATTCATCAGATAGTGGTGATTTTGTTGGAGTAAATTCTTATGATAAAGATAGATATGGAGATGATATATCATCAGTTGACGGAATATCTTTAAGTGATGTTATTGATTTAAGACCAAGAGTTGCTTCATATTCTGGTACAAAATCACCATTTGAGTATGAATCAAGATTATTTACTGGAGAAAATTCATCTAGAAATATTTTTGCACAAAATAAAGCAATAAATTTATCTTATGACTATTACTTACCAAGAATTGATAGGTTATTTTTAACAAAAGAAGGATCATTTATCGTAAATAAAGGTGTTCCATCACTTCAACCAAAACTTCCAAATAATTTAGATTCTTGTTTGGAGATTGCATCAATTCGTTTGCCTGCTTATTTGAATAATTCAGAAGATGCATCAACAACTTTAGTACAACACAAACGATATACAATGAAAGATATCTCCAGATTGGAAGATAGACTTTCGAATGTTGAATATTATACATCACTATCTTTACTAGAAACAGATACTCAAAATTTAACTATAAGAGATTCTACAACGAGATTGGATAGATTTAAATGTGGATTCTTTGTTGATAATTTTAAATCTTATAATGGTGGAGAAATAACAAATCTAGATTATAAAGCAAGTATTGATACTGCTAATGGATTATTGAGACCAACCCATTATACAACTTCTATAGATTTACTTTTGGGTTCTGAGGCAGTTATTGGGATTGGGCAGACATCAAATCCAAATGCAGATTTACGTTTTGTTAGTGATTTAGGTTCTCCAAACATAAAAAGAGTTGGAGACGTTGTTTGTTTAAATTATTCAGAAGTCGAATATGTAAAAAATGAATTTGCTACAGGTACTGAAAATGTAAATCCTTTTAATGTGATCAACTGGATTGGATCAATTCAATTAAATCCATCAAGTGATACTTGGGTTGAGACAAGAAAAACAGAAAGAACTTATGATATTGAAGGTGATTATAGTACAACAGTACAACAGCTTGGTGTAGATAGTAATACTGGTCTTTCTCCTATAGATTGGGGTGCATGGGAAACTACTTGGACTGGAACTAGTAGTTCTGATGGTCCAACTTTAGCTAGACTTCAAACAGGAAGTACATCTTCCACAACAACAATCGATCCACGAGGAAGAGGTCGCAGAAGAGTAACCGACACAACCACAACTGTAAATGATTTTATAGAATTTAACAATCAAACAGTAACTACAACAACAAATCAATCCAGACAAGGAATTCAATTTGGTGTTACTGAAAGATTTGATTCTACAAATCTTGGAGATAGAGTGATTTCTAGAGAAATCATAACAACAATGAGATCTAGAAATATTGAAATTATTGCTAAAAGATTAAAACCATCATCAAGAGTTTATGCATTTTTTGATAATGTTGATATGACATCATATGTCGTACCAAAATTAATTGAAGTTTCAATGTCTAGTGGAACTTTTACTGCTGGTGAAACAGTAGTTGGATCTTTAGGTTCAAAATCTATTAGATTTAGACTTTCAACACAAAATCACAAATATGGTCCATATAATTCACCAACAGAAATATTTTCAACAAATCCATATTTACTAGAAAATTCTTTATCTAGTTCATACTCATCTACAACTACATTATTAAATGTTGACACTGCAAGTTTAGAAATGCAGGCATCATCTGGTTTTTATGGAAGTATTGCAAAAAGTATGCAATTGGTGGGTCAAACCAGTGGAGCAATTGCAATTATTTCTAATGTAAGATTGATCGCAGATGAAACTGGAGTTTTTATTGGTTCATTATTTGTTCCCGATCCAACAGTTCCATCAACTCCATCTTTTAGAACTGGAACAAAAACTTTTGTATTAACATCAAGTTCAACAAATTCTTTAGTAGTTACTTCAGATGAAACTACAGCAGAAACCAATTTTACTTCTGCTGGAACTTTGGATAATGTTGAAAATTCTACACTTAGAATTAGAAATGCAAATGTTGAAAGAATTCCACAAACAGATGCACGAACACTTACCGATATTGATACTAGGTTAGTTGCATCAAATACTTCTACAACATCAACATCAACATCCAGCAGATGGGTAGATCCACTAGCACAATCATTTGAAGTTGCAGATAGTAATGGGGTTTATATTACAAAATGTGATATTTTCTTTGCAACAAAAGACACAAAAGGAGTTCCAGTAACACTTCAAATTAGAACGATGCAAACTGGTTTCCCAACTCAAACAGTTTTACCATTTGCGGAAGTTACATTAGATGCAAAAGATGTTAAAACTTCTGAGGATGGTACTATCGCAACTACATTTACTTTCCCATCTCCAGTTTATTTGGAGAAAACTGGTTCTGGATATTCAATCGTATTGGTTTCTTCTTCCAATGAATATAATGTATGGATTTCAAGAATGGGAGAAGCAGATAAAGCAAATCCAAAAAAAGTTGTTTCCCAACAACCAACTCTTGGAGCATTATTCAAATCACAAAATGGAGCAACTTGGACTCCATCAGATTTAGAAGATTTGAAGTTTACCTTATATAGAGCAGATTTTGTAACTTCTCCAGCATCATTTAGATTTTATAATCCAGATTTATCTATTGGTAATGATCAAATTGTAGCATTGAGACAAAATCCTTTAAATTCCTATTCAAATTCAGCATTAATTGGTTTAGGAAAGAGTTTATCTACATCAGAACAAAACTCATTGGTTATTGGAAATACAATTAGTCAATCAACTAATACTAATTTCACTTCAAATCTTAGATCTCTTGTTGGTGCAGTTGGAATTGGATCAACATTAACCTTGACAAATGTTGGTTCTGGATTTACAAGTGGAGCAACAGTATATTCAAATATAAGTTTAGTATCATTAACAGGATTTGGAAGAAACGCAAAGGTAAATCTTTCAGTTTCTTCTGGTGTAGCAGTTGCTGCAACTATTACTGATGGTGGTTCTGGATATGCTGCTGGTGATACATTGACTGTAAGTTCTACAGATACGAATAATCTTGGAAAAAATCTCATTTTAACTATTCCAAATAATGTTGGAATTATTTCAGCAGTTAACTCTATTGTTGTTGAAAATATACAAGGAAAAGTAGATGCATCGGGAACAAAAACAATTACAAATAATGGAACCGAAATAACAGGAGCAACAGTAACCAGTACTAATAGTATTACTGATGGATTGCACTTTAAAGTTAATCATCAAAATCATGGAATGTATTCACCAGTGAATCAAGTCATTTTAAGTGGAATTGAATCTGATATTGCCCCAGTTAAATTGTCTGCTGATTATTCTTCTACTTCTACTAGTGATATTACACTAAATTCAATTGGTACTTTAGCAACATTTGAAAATATAAGTGTTGATGCAAATAATCCAGGATATATTATTATTGATAATGAAATTATCAAATATACAGGAACTAATGGAAATACTTTAACTGGTATTAGTGGTGGAAGAGGAATTGATAATACAGTTGCAACATTACATTTAACAAATGCATCTGTATTTAAATATGAATTTAATGGAGTTTCACTTAGAAGAATTAATAAAACTCATAAATTCACAGATGTTGATTTGGTAACATATCCAATTGAACTTGATTCTTATCATATAAAAATAGATCAAACAAAATCAGGAACTGATAGAAGTACTGGAAATACTAATGGTTATCCAGAACTATTCTTTAATCAATCAAAATCTGGTGGAACATATTTGTCAATACCAACTGTTGGTTCGTTTAATGGACCAAAGGCAACACAAAATATTACATTTAACAGCATTAGACCAAATATACAAACATTATTACCAGAATCAACATCAGTTGGAGCAAAAATTAGAACAATAACTGGAACAAGTGTAAGTGGAACTGAAATTTCATTTGTAGATAGAGGATTTGAAGATATATCTTTAACTTCTACCAATCAATTAAGTGAAACTTCTACGATTTATTCCAAAGTAAATGAACTTTCAAATTTAACTGCATTACCAGGAAATAGATCATTTACTATGGAACTTTTATTATCAACAGGTGACAGAAAGGTATCTCCAATGATTGATTTGCATAGAGTAAGTTTAATCACAACAATGAACAGAATCAACAATCCTGTTTCTGATTTTACTTTAGAACCAAGAGTCAATCAATTGAGTGGTGATCCAAATTCCGCAATTTATGTTTCAAAACTTGTAAAATTACAAAAATCCGCAGATAGTTTAAAAGTTCTCTTTGATGCTTATAGACATTCAACAAATGATATTAGAGTTATGTATAGATTGCTTAGAAATGATACTCCAGATTCACAGCAATTATATGAGTTTTTCCCAGGATATGATAATCTTGACGAAAATGGAAATGTAATCAATTCTTCAAAAAATAATGGAAGGTCTGATAGATTCGTTCAAGCATCAAACACATTAAATGATTTTGGTAATTATGAATTTACTGGAAAAAATCTTTCTCCGTTTAATGGATTCCAAATCAAAATTATTATGACAGGAACAAATCAATCATATGTTCCTTTAATTAGAGATTTGAGAGCAATTGCAACAGTATGATACCAGTAGAAGGGCATAAAGGATTATATCGTGATGAAAAATCAAACGCAATTGTAAATTGCAATGATTATGAATATCAAGAATATTTGAAAGTTAAAAATTCATCATTGGATGAAAAAACTGAAATTGAAAATTTAAAGACTGAATTGACGGAGATAAAATTATTGCTAACAAAACTATTAGAAAACAAATCCTAAATATATTAGGAAAGATTTTATCTAGTTCTCATAATGGCAATATATGTAGTTAATATAACAATTCCAGGAGGTGCTGATTTTCAGCAAACATTTTTTCTTGAATCGACAGCAAATACTCCACTGAATTTAACTGGATATACTGGATATGCAAAATTGAAGAAATCACCAGCATCATTAAATACTTCTGCTACTTTTATAGTTTCTTTTCCCAATAGAACTGATGGGAGAGTTAAAATTTCTTTAGGTTCAACTACTACATCATCTTTAAAACCAGGAAGATATTGTTATGATGTATTATTAGATAGTGGAACATCGAAAACAAGAGTTGTTGAAGGAAGTGCATTAGTTACTGCTGGAATTACCACTGCATAAAAACTATGTCAGACATTAGAGTAAGGACTAATTCGGACAATTTAATAAAAGTAAGACTTGGTGCGGATAACGCAAACAGAGTAGTTTCTGCTGTTGCAAATTTAAAAATGAAACTTTCCGATTTGGATGATATTAACGATTCTTCGGGAATACCAAATAACTCTGTACTTGTCTATAATTCATCAACAGAACAATGGAATCCATATCCATTTATTGATGGCGGTACATACTGATAAATAATTAGAGTTTTCAATTAAATAATGGCTCAACCATCAACTCGTCAGGGATTAATTGATTACTGTTTAAGAAAACTTGGATATCCTGTTTTAGAAGTAAATGTCGATGACGACCAAATTGACGATTTGGTGGATGATGCTATTCAATATTTTAATGAAAGGCATTATGATGGTGCAGCAAGAGTATATTTAAAACATAAACTTCTTTCAGGAGAAAGAGAAACAATAAGAACAGATAAAACAACATCTACAGCAAATTCTCAAGTTGGAATTACAACAGTTGTATATGAAGAAACAAATAATTTTATTCAACTTCCAGATACAATTATTGGAGTAAATAACGTATTCAAATCAGATGCAAATACTATATCATCTGGTTTGTTTAATATTAAATATCAAATATTTTTAAATGACTTATATTATTATGGTGCTCTTGATTTATTAAATTATGCAATGGTAAAGACACATTTGGAAGATATTAGTAGAATTATAACTCCAGATGTTCAATTGAGATTTAATAAAAAACAACATAGATTATATCTGGATATTGATTGGGCAATGGTAAATGAAAATAGTTACATTATTGTTGATTGTATTCGAATTGTAGACCCATCAGACTTTTCAGCAATATATAACGACTGGTGGTTGAAAAGATATTTAACAGCAATCATTAAAAGGCAGTGGGGACAAAATTTAATCAAATTTAATGGTGTTCAACTTCCTGGTGGAATTACGATGAATGGTGAAAGAATATTAAATGATGCGATTAGAGAAATTGAAGAACTTGAAAGAGAACTCAAGACAGATTACGAATTACCTCCAATGGATATGATAGGATAATGTCTCCACTAAATCCCTATTTTTTACAAGGTTCTTCAAGTGAACAAAGACTTGTTCAAGATTTAATCAATGAACAATTGAAAATGTATGGGCAAGATGTTGTATATATGCCCAGACAGTTGATTAATGAAAAAACGATTATCACAGAAGTTTTAGTATCAAAATTTGATGATAGTTTTAGAATTGAAGCATATATTTCAAATTTTAATGGATTTGGAGGACAAGGAGATATTTTATCAAAATTTGGTGTAAAAACGAGT